ACCGGCACCTCACGCCAAATAAACGCGAGATAAAATGCCACAAATACGCGACGATCTGTATGCCAGGGCCTTTGCGGTGATGCTCAGAGTTGAGCGCCGCCGCAGGAACTGGTCAACCGAAGAAATGGGCAGGCGCTGCAACGTCACCCGGTCAGGGATATCGGCCTGGGAGCTTGGCACCTGCACCCCCACCTACGGCAACATCATAAAGATCGCCAACGTCTTCGGCGTGAAGCTTTCCGACATGATGCGCGCCGTGGAAAACGTGGCGTCAATTCTGGATAAACACAATGATCAAGCAACTGAATCCGCCGCTTCCAGTGATCACACCAAAAGGTAACGCCTGGGCGCATCTGATCATCGATTACGGACCAGAAGCCGATCTGGTCTGGGTCTGCTTTCAGGACGACACCGGCCAGTGCTGGTCCTGGGGCAATCGCGACATCCGCGCGCAACAGAACCTTACATTGCGCCGGATGCTATTTAAGGATCAGGCGTGATCCTTACCAAAGGCTGTCATCTCGGTAATGCGCCGGGTCCAGCCTTTGCCGAAGGTGGCAAACGTATCCAGGCTTTCCAGGTAATGCTGCCGGTAAGCCTGATACGCATCCACCGCCTTCTGGGGGCCTAGCATGTCCACCCAGGCCTTCACCTGCTTCAGGCTATTAGGGCCTATGGCGCCGTCCGTAACGGCCCCACAGAGGCTCTGGAGGGCTTTGGCAGCCCTACCTGGGCCACTGTTCACGGCGAAGTCAAAAACGCATGCAGCAAGCCCCGGCGAGATCGCGGCAAGCTCATCGCCTTTCACCTTGTCCCAGTACCCCTTGCGGTAGATCGCCAGGAGGTGATCGTCGGGAATCTTGCGCAGCTCATCCTTGGTGGCCGGGCGGCCCAGGAAATCCGAATAGGTCTTGAGCGTCACGCCCTTCATGGTCGCGCCGCCGGGATCATCCCTGTGGTCGCTCCACAGCCCCTCGTGGTGCAGGGTTTCGGTCAGGATTTTGGGGAAGTGGTTCATGGCTTAGGTCTTGATGATGTAATTGAGAGAAAGATAGGGGGGTGTCACTGTGTGGGTGTGAGTGCCGTCAGTGCTTATGGTATGGGTATGGCTTGTTGTTCCACCCGTTGAATCTGTGGTGAATGAGTGGCCATGCGAAGCGTCCATATTAATGGAGCGCGTGTTCCTGCTGCCAGCATTCGCATCACCTGAAGCAAACTGAGCGCCTAAACTGAATACCCCACTGGCCGAAGCGTCTGGCGCATTTAGCGTTTGCCTGAAGGGACCAAATCCACCTGTCAGAGAGGCTGTTGAAGTGTTTCCTGTGTGAGTATGGGCAGGGATTTGGCTTGTAGAAAGAGTTGTCGCCCCAGCATTACCAGTGTGGTCGTGCGCACCTGCGCTTGATGTGGTTGTTGATCCACCAGAATTACCAAGGGCATAAGTACCGCCAGCACCAACACTGAATCTGTTTACCAAATTGGGGAGATTGAATGTGGTGCTGCCGTCACCAGCACCATAGGTGGTTCCCACGATTGCAAATAAAGCACCATAAATGGATCGATTGACAGCAGCGCCATCACAAATCAACCAACCTGTTGGAGCCACTGCACCTGCATAAGTAACCACCACACCCGGTTCAACAATCGTTGGCACCGCAATAGTAATTGCGCCAGAACCATTCGTAATAGAAACGCCCGCACCAGCGGTTAAAGTCGCCTGCGTAAATCCACCCCCGCTATTGCCAATCAAAAGCTGACCATTGGTCGGAGCTGACGTTAAGCCGGTGCCACCATTCGTAACAGGCAAATTGCTGATAGAACGGCGCATACCAGTGGCCGTGCCGTCACAAGATACAATCGTGGTGCCACTGAGCAGCGTGATATCAACCCCGCCAGCAGCAGATGCAACAGAAAGCGTGAAGGCACCGCTTGTGCTGTTGGTGATGGTCCACTGACCGCCCACGCTGGCCGGAATCAAATACCGCACATTGGCCGTGAGCGTACCGCTGATCACAATCTGAAGCGGGCGATACTGCGTAGATGTCAGGGTAACATCACCGGAAACTGCCGTGGCATTCAGGTTGGTGACGCCGCCAAGCGCAGTATCAACCGCAGTGAAATCCGCATTTACCGGCGTGTTCCAGCTATCAACGTAATCGTTAAACCCTGGCAGCTCCAGGTTCTTGTTGGGCGTAAACGTCGAAGTCATGGCATACCCCGTTAGATAGCTTTGTTTGCGATGGAAAGCGCCTTGGCCACAGCCTCATCCGGCTGCTCAAGGATACCCTCCGTGGTGGCATTATGCGCCTTCTTGGCGGCTTCCGCAGCCCTTATCAGCGTGGCAGCCCTGGCAGCATGATCATTCCGCATCAAGCGCCCACCGGATGCCCGACCCACGCGGCCACCGGCTTGACGGGGCGCTTGGCTTCCTGTGGGCTGGAAGCCTTCCATAGTGCTTCTGACCATGCGGGTAGCTTCAGGAGGAATGTTGCGAACAATCGCGCCTGCGGTGTCCACAATATCCGGCGTATCAGAAGCTTCCATGCTACCAGAAGCCATTCTGCTAATATATGGCTGCAAACGCATTAGCATGGTTCGATAACTTGGATTTTCGCTGATCAATTTCATCATGTCTGGCAGGCGATTTGGATCACTTGCCAGCGACAAAAGTTCTTGCGCTTGCCTCGCGGATTGGCGGTTCATATACATAACGCCGCCCTGAGTAAGCGCATTAAACACTAACCCCGCTGGACTAAAACCCCCAAATGTGGCGATATTTGCTGCTGTACCCAATCCTTGGCCCACCAAAGTTCTGGCAAACGGTTTGTCCAGCATACCTGATTTTGCAGCTATGTTTTGCATAGCAAGAGATGTGTTGTGAACGATCATGGAATTGTAAAAGGGGTCAAAATCCCGCCCCATGATTGATCGCAAACCATCAAGCTGTTGTGGCCTTAAATTGGCGACATATCTCGAAAATTCTGAAGGATTTTGATAGGCGCGCGACAAAATGCCCTCTTGAAACAATGCGCGCTCTTCTGGCGTGTACTTATTGGCAAATAGATGAAGTTGCTCACTGTAATCGCGGGCGTTTGATGCACTAGAGGCTCCACGCCCCTGCGCTCCCTTCATAAGATTGAAGAATTCAAAACCATCATCAAAGGCATTCTTGCCGCGCAAGTAATTTCCGGCTGTATCAAGAACAGCCCCATATTCTGGAACGCGCGTCCTAAGATCAGCAACAAAAGGTCTGATGGCTTCTCCCAAATCATCAGCAAGGGTTCTTGAGTTTTTTGCAATTTCATTAGCCTGCTCATTCAGGCTTCTTTTTACTCGATCCAAAAATTCAAGATTTACCGTTCCACCAGCAGGCAATTCAAGATGGCCAGTTTGTGGGTTACGAACAAAGGGACCAGTATCAGAAAAACTCCCAGTTGATGATCTGTAGCCCAAGCCATGAGAAGCTTCTTGCACGGCTTTTTGGCCAACGGGTGATTGCAAAATCCAGTCTGGAACAGGTAAATTCTGCGCATTCGGCATATTGTATGCAGCCTGATAAGGCCCGCTCAAAGCAGCATCTTTTGCACGATTAGCCGCAGCGCTTAGAGTAGCGACATCCAATGTCGGTGTGCCGCGCAATTTGGAAATATCCAACAAATTGCCTTGTGCTACACTATCAGCAGTGTCAACGCGGTCTTTCAAAATCTTATTTAGATTACGCAATCCTTCTTCATCTTTTGCGCCCGCAGCAGCAGCAGCAGCAGGCGCGCCACGGACATCAACAGGAAGAACAGGGTAGCCAGCATCACGCAACAAAGTATATTGTTCTGGCGTGAGTGTTCCAGCTTTGCCGCGCTGCTCCAACACACTTTGGGCAAGCTCTTTAGCTGCCCTTGCACTAGAATTCAATGCACTTGGAATGTCTGCGATACGCCCGATAACAGGCAATCCCATTCTGGCAATACCGCCAAAAATTCCGCCTTGAAGAGCTTCATCTTCAACTTGTTTGCGAATTTCTTCTGGCGTTTGCCCTGGCCGAATGTTTGCTGCGCCTTCACCAGCCCCATAAAGCGCCGTTTCAAACATAGCGCCAGGAACAGATGTAAAGCCTGGAGAACGACCTCTAAGAAGCAATGCTTCCCCAAGTAAACCCGCAGCCTTCCCAGTACCACTCGCAATCGGATTTACCTGTTCATAAGCCCTTTTTTCTGCTTCACGCCGCGCCAACGCATTCTGATATGTTTCATCAGTTGATAATGATTCAATACCAGCGGCAGCCCTGCGCAATAAAGGAGAAATAATCGGGGCTTCTATCGCCCGATAAGGCTGACTTGGCAATTGGTAGCCAAAAACAGTTGGCGCTGTTTGAGCCGCAGCCTTTTCGCGCTCAACAGCGGCAGGCAATCTTAATTGAACTTCACGTTCAAACGGGTCTTCGCGGGGAGGAAGGGGCAGTTGCGGCTCAGAAACTTGGCGGTATCCAGGCCCTGACATCACATCTTCGGTGACAGGCGCATTTGACTGCTCCTGCCCTTGAGATGGCTGACGATAAGCTGGGCCGGAAAAAACGGAATCATTCATCTCTGCCTGCCTCACTGACCAGCATTGAAGTAACGAAGGATGCGATATCCTTGATCCCCATACCGGCTGATAATCGCCGCCATCAAATCTTGGGGAGGCCTGCCGCCTGTGGTTGAAAGAACCTCAAATACAGGTTTCCCCCTAAAGCGGTCATCCGCGCCGCGATAATTCTGTTGGAAAAGATTTTCCAAAATGGATTTCTCTTCACCATACAAAGCGGCTTGACGCCTATTGAAAACAGACTGAAGCCCTTGGCCACCGTAATCAGCCAAAGCCTCTTGGCCCGGCAGCTTGAGGCGCAAATCTTCACGCACGAGCTGCGCAAAATTATTCATATCCATGGAGCGTTGGTTTTCAACAAACAATTCAGCCATGCTCTTTGCAATAGCTGGCTTGCTCATGGAAGTGCTTGCCATGGCAGATTGCAAAATCCTAATGGACCCCAAAGCCCGTTGATCACCTGCCTCACTTCGGGCGGCAGCCAAATCATTCAGTGCTTTGTTGATGGCTTCACGCGCTGCCACATCACCAGGATTGTAAGCAACAGGTATCCCAGCGGCTGACAAGGCTGCATTCATCCAACGGATAAAGCCCGCAGTCCATTCTTGCGCAGGGCCTGTGCCGGTAAAGCCAGTATCCGGCAAGCTTGCGAACATAGCGGCCAAGGATTGCCTACCAACGCGCGTGTCTTCAGCCCCATTCGCCTTGGCTTCTATTACCGGCCAGGGGTTTTCTTCATTTGATGGAGCGCGGGTCAAATACCTTGAGCTATTATTCTGCAAGCGATCCGCTGTTCTTGCGGAAAAATCCTGAATGCCACTGTCACGCTCAACAGAAGCGTAAAGCGGCGGATTTGCATTGAAGTTACTTGTCGCGCGCTGCACCAAATCCAATTGGCGGTCAGGCGGAAGCTGCGTGGTCGCAGGGCGGTTTGTTTCTGGATTAACCAATGCAGCCTGCTGCCCTTCTGGGGCAGGAGTTTCGGCTTCCTCCGTCCCCGGCAGCGGCGGCAAATTCTCTCGACCAATAATAGGCGGTGGTGCCGCAGCAGCGGCAGGTTGAGCTTGCCCAGGAAGTGTAGCAGGCCTTTGCGGCCCAGGCTCAACAGGGGGCTGCGTGACCTCTGCGGGCGTGAAAGGTTCACGCGCGTTTGTGCCTGGGGCATTACGGAAGGGCCTTCCTTTACGAGAAGCCTCCAAATACTCCGCCATGGACACGCTGATGATTTCGCCGCGATCATTGTAAACGCGCCAACGATTTGTCCTGGGGTCATAAGACCCGGAGGCAATGCCAGCGCGAACAGCCTCAGTCTGCATAAGGGATTGGAATTCTTCCGCCCGCGACTTTTTGATGTCCTGCTCAGTCTTCTCACGCTGACCGGCAAGCCCGATCTGCTGCTGCGCAGCCTGACCGGCGCCCATCAAGCCCTGAAGGACAGCGGAGCCGAGATAACGACTTGGTGAGGATGCCATCGTGCCAAGACCGGTCACAAGCGGCATGATCCAATGTTCATGACGCCCAAACCAATCTTGCTGCCGCTCTTGCATAGAGCCAGGACGCGGCTCTAAGCCACCACGCGGCTGCGTGGGATAGCCCACACCGGCCAACGTCCCTGCCGTTGCACTCTCACCAGCATTAACGTCACCGGCAAGGCCAGCGCGCCGCGCCGCCCAGGCATTACGGTATGGCCCAAACCGGTCAGGGTCATTCCTGAGTAGCTCCGTTTCGTGCTGCTCACGCAAAGCCAGCAAGCGGTTCACATCACCATTGGCTTGCTCAAGCCATTGCCGGGTGCGATTCGGTCCTGCAATTACCGCGCTATCAAAAGCCACATGCGCCAAATCAGGGTTTTGCGCAGCAAGAGCATCGCCGCCAATGCGGTCCCAATATCTTGTGCGATAAATTTCACGGGCCTGATCTTGCGTCAATTCACGCACATTCACATCAGGATTGGCCGCCTGATTGATACCAAAATTGGAAGGCGCGCCATTTGAATCACGGGGGTTAAGGCCGCCTTCAAATCCAAAAGTGCGATTAACAGCCCTGTCAAATGGCGATGTCGGGCGTGATTCTTCTGTGGCAGGGCCACCAACCTCATATCCTTTGCGCGGCGCAAGCCCAACAGCATCAGGGTATTTCTTCTCAACTTCCTGCGCCATCAAGCCAATTTGCTTTTTGTCGTCGCCCTTGAAGTTGTAGCGATACACATTTTGCCCATCAAACAGCTTGCCAATGGGTTCAATGTTGTCCTTCAATCGGCGGTCAGATGAAGCGAACATAGCTGCAATTTTTGCCATTTCCATCGCGGTTTTGGCATCTTCCAAGCCCTGATCTTTCATCGGAGTTTGAGGCGCCGTTTGAAGCTTGGGCGTTTCTATTGGCTTTGAAATATCCTCTGGTACATATTCATTTTCGGCTTGGTTGTACGGCAATCCGCCCATGGCCAAGCCAGGGCGAATGGCACCACCACGAGCATTACCAGAAGAAGCACCAAGCCCCTCAAAAAACTCAACGCCTTGTTGTGGATAGCTGCCTTGCCATTGCATTTGACCGCCATGCCCAATCAAGCCACCCGTTGGCTCTATTGTGCGTGTGACGGTTTCTCCAGCACGATTAGTGACACGCTCTGTTGATCCTGGTGTCCCCAACAAGCCGCCTTTAATACCGGAATATGCGTCCCGAACAGTTTTTGGCATTTCGGTGATGTCTTTGACATCTCGCATGGCCTGCCGAACATTATAGGTAGGCTCTTGGCGAACTGGCGGCGCCGTCATCAAACCACGGCTGCCCGGCTGCATCAGGGTAGAACCATAAGGCCCAGCCTTACCCATGCCGCCGCCGTACAGGCCAGCCTTGCCATACGGGAACATGCCCTGATGAGCATTCACCAGCGCATTGATCTGCGCCAGGACATCATCGCCGCCCGGCGCACCGCCAGCAGCAAATCCTTGGCCAGCATCTTCGCGGAACACGCTGCCACCCATGGAACTGCCATCCCACGGGCTTAGACCGCCACCATAGGCCTTGGGAGCCCGTGCAGCGGCTTCATCAGTCGCGGCATCATAATCCACCGTCTTGTAGCCGCCAGCCAGCCCCACGGCCTCTGGATGCTTCTTCTCAACATCCTGCGCCACAAGACCGATCCGGGTGCCGGGCTCGCCCTTGTATTTGAAGCGCACAATGTCTTGCCCATCAAAAGTCTTACCGATGGGCTCAATGTCATGCTTCAACCGCTCATCCGAGAAGAACGATGAAGGCTGCGTGGTGGTCGTGGTAGATCCAGACAGCGCGCCCGTACCCATGGCGATGTTCGCCAGGAACTGCGCCACCTGGAACGGGTAGCCCTGCTGCTGCAAGAACTGGTTGTACAGCGCCTGATTATTAGCCTGCTGGGTCTGCTGCTCCACCGTACCGGCGGCAAGCTGCGCCTGACCGCCCTGCAAGGCAGCCTGCTGCGCGCCAGTGCCAAGCCCGGCAAGCCCCTGGCTGACACCAGCCCCAATGCCATAAAGCCCCTGACCAAGCGCCTGCTGCGCCTGGGCAGCCTGGGCGCCCTGGCCGAACATCTGCTGGCCCAATGCCGCCTGCTGCTGGGCAGTCTGCGCCCCCTGGCCAAATGCCTGCTGACCAATACCGAGAAATTGATTGGCCGCCTGCTGCTGCGCCTGCCGGTTGGCCTGCTCGGCCTGCAAAGCCACGCCCTGCTGCTGCTGGGCCGCGCCAAGCGCTTGCCCATAGCCCTGCTGATAGATGTTCCCAAGAGCCTGGGCGGTGGCAAGGTTTTGCTGCTGGGCCAAATTGGCCTGAGCAATCCGCCCGCGATCACCACCAAAGGCACCACCACGGATTTGCTCACCAAGCATGCGCTGGCGCTCTTGCTCCTGCTGCTGCCGCAAAGCCTGATAGGTGGGCTGCGCCACAGCTTCGGTATAGGGCGACATATAGGCGCCGACATTCAAGCCGCCGGGCGCGATCTGACGCGCACCAGCAAGGCCAAAACCCGTTGCCATGCCCTGATAAGGCTGGGCAGCGGCCTGGGCGCCAGCGATGTTCTGAGCCGCAGCAGTCTGCAACGGCGCGGCAGCCGCCTGACCGCCATAAATGTCCTGCGTGGCCGCCTGATAATAAGGCTGCGCCTGGGCTGCACCGCCAAGCAACGCCGTACCGGCAGCCTGATAATAGGGCTGCGCGGCGCCAGCGGCTTGACTGACATTGGCAATGCCAGCCTGCTGCGTTTGGGTAAGAGGAGCGACAAACTGGCCGCCATATGGGGTGAAAGGTTGCTGCGCGACACTCTCCGCGCGAGCATTTACCGCATTATACCGGGCCAAAACCTCTGGCGGGATGGATACCGAGGAGGTACTTGTGCTGCTCTTACCACCACCGCTCATGATGCCTCTTTCCAGCCCCCTGTTTGGGCTTGATACAGGAAGTACACCCCCGAAGGCGAGCCAAATTGACGTTCATACATACGGATTTTGGCCGCAGTACGGTCATTACTTAACACACCAATCATCAGGGGCAAACCCAATTTATCAGACGTTTCTTTAGCGAACTTGCAGAGCTTGGCAGCTCTGCCACCCTTCGCGCTACGGAAATCAGGATGGACGAAGATCGCCCGCTCCTCAAGAACAGGATTATCCGAGTACCAGACATTCCCGACCCGAAGCAGAATGGCCGCTTCGGGCTTTTCTCCAGTTTTCCCAACAACCCCCACAATGCCAGATTGCAGGGTCAAAGCCGGGTAAATCTCGCTCAAAAGCTTGACCGGGTTTGGGTTCACAAACCCATTCTCATCACAAGCAAGCATCGCCAATTCCATGAGATCATGGACATCATCAGGCGTGGCAATTCGGACCTTAATATCTTCAGACATCAGCTTTTCAATCTTTCTTCGGTCCCGGCAAGGCCTGGAGGGTCTTAATGGTCTTCTGCCGGTATTGTTTCACAAATTCATCCAGCATCCGATGCCCGTCCTCCATCGAGCCACCACCCAGGTGAATTACATCTTGCGGGCTGATGATGTATTCCCCACCCGCTACAACCACAGGAACCGTTTCTACGTCAGCAAAAGCCGGGTTCTTGTGGGGCTCACGATCCCCCTCTGGATCGCGAAAAATACGGTCTGAAACCTTAAAACCAGCCATGGAATTGCCTTCACCCATGGCCGAAATGATGTCTGCCGGAATTACATAGGAGCCAGATGCCACATGCACCGGCAGGTGATCGGTACGCCCGGCCACCGCGCTGTGGATAGGCCCCACATGGATTTTATCCGGTTGCGGGTTGTCCACACCAAGGCGCATGCCGCCTTCGGCAGCCTTCTTTCTGGCGATGTTCAGCGCGGCAGCAATGGCCTGATCACGCGGATGCCCGGCATGGATCATCTCGCTGATGTTGGAAGAAATCGTCTTCTGCGATTTGCCGCGCTTCAATGGCATGTCATGCCCCCACCGAATAGGTGACGTTCATCTCTTGCCCCGTGCCAACAACGATCACCAAACCATTGGTGAACAATAGGTTCATTGGATAGACGCCAGCAGCGGAATCAATTGTTGCAAGCATATTGCTCGCTGAAACTCCCGCCACCGTAGAAGAGTTGTGAATGGCCCCGGCGGTAGTGCCAGCCACCGTAACCGAAACATTGATCAACCGCCCAGGCCCCGTAAACACCAAGGTGTTGGCGGAAGCCGTTGCCGAAGTGTTGGAGCCATAAATGCGCTGAAGCGTCTGGTTCAGCGTATTAACAGCAATGACGCCGTTCTTCTGGATCGTTGCGATATCGTCTAAACTGGCCATCAGAATTTCCCATCAGGGGCAAAGCGGTAACGCATTGCACCCATGCGCCAGAACGAATCAATATCGTTGCTCTCAATTTTGATAGACACTAAGCGACCACGGAAGCGCGGCACAATATACTGCGTGGTTTTAACGACATCATAAGGCCCGTAAACCTTTGGCGTGTCACCAGGGTAATTCAGCACATAGAACGTCAAAAGCAGGTTGGCGTCCTGTACACCCTCATAATAGCCCCACTTAGCATCCGGCCAGAATTGATCAATGTAAGTCAGAACATCGCCGTCTGAGAGCGTGAAATACCCCGTCTGGAAGTAGGATGTCATGGGGAAACCATCAGCATTTTGAGAAGTCTCATGCTGATAGATCAAACCTTCCGGTGTCGCGCCAATCGGCGGCCCAAGCACAGATTGATTGATCCAAGCTGTGCGTGAGAGCGTCCCAAAATCCCACTGGTTTAAGCCAACATTATACTTCACATATGCGTTGATTTCACCGCCATTGCTCAAGGTGGGATAAAACCAAGCCACTTCATTAAATCGTGAATTCACCGCAATCCTGATTTTATCAAGATTGGTCGTATCAAGGTCTTGGAAGATCACATCCCAGATCGGGCATTGAATGCCCTGCACACCGCCATTGGCATACATAAAGAACTGGCTCTGCGACATCCAATAAATGACGCCGTTCAAAGACGCAGCAGCTTTGGGCGCAATCAAGCCGCAGCCGGTGCCAATTTCATTGAATGAATACACATAGGGCGGCCCGACATACTGCATTGCCCAAAGCGCAAGATCAGTCCAAATGAGCCCCTGCTGTGGCCCCTGGATACAACCAACGATCTTGGACCCTTTCGGGATGCGGTATGAGCCTGCTTGATTGGTCGGTAACGCAATCCATTGCTCATAATTTTCAATGTCGCACCAGCGAAGCAATAACGGGTCTTGAACGCCATTGAAGGTCGATCCCCACGCAATAATCTGCCGCTGCGGCATTGCAACAAAGATGCCCGCATTTGCCACCGGAGCTTCAGGAATGACATCCAAGGTGGGTGAATTGACCTGGGGGGACCATTGGTAAATAGGGCCGCCAAGAGGGCTAGATACAGCAGCGCCAAAATTCAAGCCATTTGGACAGGCAATTAGAATTTCACCCCAATTGTCCAAAGTCCAATCCAACGCATCAAGGCCAATACCGCCGCCAGGAATGATGGTAATGCCAGAGCCAAAACCGCCCGTGCCATAACCACCAGCACCAAAACCAGTGCCGGTAACCAAAGGACCAAAAGAATAGTAATAATTGTAAGCTGCATCGCCGCTATTTATGAAAACATTTGCGGTGGATGTCGCCTCTTGTTGCGCGTTAATGGTGAATTGGCTTGAGCTGATTACTTGCCTGACAGAATAATTACCAAGCAAGGTAACACCACCCACGGATGTGGAAATCAGAATTGGGTAAGTGTCCCCGACAGAATACCCGTGATCAGCCAAAGTTACTTCGACAACAGACGATCCGCTTGTTGTGTCAAACTCAGCAACCGCACCACCATTGGAAACAGCAGAAAGAGGAATTAAAGGATTTCCAAGAGTATCCAACAAATAAATTTCATAAGTATTTGCTGAAGCTTGATATGTCCTGTAAAAACCAAAGATAATAATGCCGCCCACGGAAATGTGCGTCAAAACAAACACCGAATCATAATTGGTGATGTTGCTTCCAGCATCAGTGATAACCACAGCATTTGAACTGGTCGTGGTGGTTACATCCACAGCCACATTGCTGCGCTCAACTTGAGGTGTGAGGTTTTTTGCCAGACCGTCATTTATGACATAAATCGGGGCGCCAAGATTGGCTATATTGGGTGCGGTTTCACACCCAACAGCCAGATATTTTTCGCCATTAGTATCCTGCCAAGCCAACATTGCCCTGGGGATTGCAGCCAAGGCATTCGGATAATATCGCGTCCAACCGCCAAGCTTTTGCGGCAATCCCAAGCCCTGACGATCCTGCACAAACCGAATGAGCTGGCTTTCAGACAAAGCAGCCTCGTTCAAAGCCGGTGTCCGGTTTTGATCAACCCCTGGGATCAGCTTGAGCGTGGCGTGAGGCATACCTTATCCCCTGGTCGGGGTGGCCACAGGGGAAGGCGACATGGAAGTCCAGCCAGACGATTGGAACTTCTTGCGCGCCTCTTCAACCATCGCCCCCTTCAGCAAAGTCTGATACTGAGTCTCATAGTTGACTGGCATCTGCGGGTCATTGGCTGCCGCCGAAATGAAGTTACGCTGGAAAGCGCTGATGTAAATCATGGAAGCCATGATCAGCAGATCAGGCAGATAGAGCGACACAAAAGTTGAAGTGTTGGCCGCAGACAGCGAATCCGGGCGGAACGTACCCACAATCTCAATGGTATAGGTGTCATCCGCCCATGGGCCAAGGATGATCGTGTTCTGATTGAACATCGCAAAATAGACCGGAACACTTGCCGATGTGTTGCTGACGTAATTGTAATTCATCCACTCTTTTGTAACCGGCAGCAGCGTGACCCTAGTGCCAAAATCAGGCACAGTCGTGCCAGCAGGAGTGATGACATTTACCTCCTGCACCGTGATGAAGTCAGCAATCGGGAATGTGACTGTGCGCGCATTCTGGGTGGTAGTGTATGAGCTAATTGAAGTGACAGTCTCAAGCAGGTCCAGATCACGGTAAATGCGGTTTTCCGCATAGGTGATCATCTGCGGGAGGATTTCCACAAAATTCGGGTCGTCAGTCGGCACGACCGCAAGGGTCGCGATCTCATTCACATACTGACTGTACGTCAAACCTGTGGTCATAGGCGAAACCCCTTGCCGGGAGGGATATTAAACCACTCCTTTAGCCCAAGTCATTTGGAATTTCTACGCATAGCTTCATCCTTTGCCTTGGAGCCAGCCGAGGAGCCGAAATAATAGGCCACCACGCCGCCCCAGGCGGTTCCCAGGGTGCCAAGCATCACAAGCATAGCCTCAGACCCACCATGCTGCGGCAAGCCGTTTCTGAGCATGTAAAACAGCACCCCAAAATAGCCCGCCGTGATCAGCCCCGCCAAAATGCGTGGCGTCCAATCCCTGGTGGCAACCTCACGATTGCGCGCACTGTCCCGGTCCTCATTGGCGATCCGCTCCAGGTCAATGTCCAATTCGCGCATCT